TGATAAATTGTAAACTTCGAGAATTAGAGAAGGATGACTTTCTGTATAAAAAGGGTATGCAGTGGGGAGACCCCGATTTCAATCAACTCACGGAATTTATGAAGGATGCGTATAATAAGCGAATTGTGTACATGGATCATTCACACACAAAACATTTGACTAGTAAAAAGAACGTATTAGACGAATTCGTCGCTAATATAGTTAGTGGCATAAACGATAACGCCTGTTAAAATAGCTCCAGACGCGATGGAACCCTTTTGAGATATTAACATCATAACAATATCGTCTATAAACTTAATACCAGTTGGTGTTTTTAAAAGTTCGGGTAAAAGTTGGGAAATCGCCATGTATAAAATCATAGCTATGATGACTGGTCTGAGTGTTTCCTTTTCTAACATTTACAATATACCTATATTTATTTTTTGTGCTTTCTACAGAAATCCCCACATACCGCCTTAAACCCACACCTCTTACCAGCCAGTGTAGTCGCCTGGCATTTATTTATTTGTGAACGCCCTTGGGTAGTTTCTTCCATTCTATCGATAACCTGTATAACCCGCTTTGATTTTTCTAATTTTAATTGTAAACTTTTCTGAGCCATTTTATAAACAGCTTTAGCCAACACCAAACATTTCTCATCCGGAGTATCTACATCATACATCCGCATGGCATCCTTTAGATGATCGTCGTAGGTCTTGATCATTGTATGATCTGCAATTTAAAAATACACATCTTAACTTAGGTTAAAAAATGCACGCATTAATTATAAAATGCACATCGTGTGTAAATATAAGTGTTATATATGCGAAGCACCATTAAATATTAGAATAAACTCTAATGATTGGAGAATTAGAAAAATTATACGAGAATACAGAATCCCCCTATTTCTATATAATAATAGAATGTTTCTAAAATCCCTCACCAAGGGAAACCCAAAAATGCGTCGAGTATGTTACTCCTGTTTCACTAATAAAATTTCATTCAGTTCCATGATTCGAGAACGTGAATGCGGAATAATTAAAAATGTTAAACCCGTATCATTGGCAAAAACAACGGATGAAATACTCGCATGGTTCAGATTGCTTGAGAGGTATGTTAATTTTCGCATACGTGAAGAAACAAACTTAAGTAATAGAGAATATAACCAAAATAGAACACATATAAGATGGTAGAGAAAGTTCAAAAGCTTACACATATTGAACATATACTCAAACGGCCGGATTCGTATGTGGGACCAGTTGAAAAATTGGGTGAATATTATTGGATATTAAATGGTGATGGATTTGAAAAACGGATTGTCATGTACTCACCGGCACTCTTAAAAATATTTGACGAAATACTGGTTAATGCGATTGATAGAAACTCTCTTCACCCCAAAGAAGTGACGTCTATTTCCGTATCCGTTGATAAAAATATAGGTTCTATACGCATAGAAAACAACGGTCCTCTCGGGGGTGTCGCTGTTAAAATGCATGAAAAGGAGAATGTGTGGAACCCGGAACTTGTGTTTGGACATTTATTAACGAGCACCAATTACGACGATAGTCAGAAAAGAATCGTGGGTGGTCGAAATGGGTACGGTGCCAAATTAACGAATGTATATTCCTCTCAATTCAGAATTAAAATCAAAGACCCTGTAAATAAACACATTTATACACAGGTATGGGAGAATAATATGACAAAATGCAACACCCCCAAAATAAAAAATTATTCTGGTAAATCTTCAAGTGTGTGTATTGAATTCATCCCGGATTGGCGTCGTTTTGGAATGAATGCGATGGAGGAAGATATTTATAAAATATTCGAAAAACGTGTATATGATTCGAATATATGTACATCTCCCAATTGTAAAATCTCGTTCGGGGATGCAATCTTACCAAAATGTTCGTTCAATGAATATACTAAAATGCATACAAAAACAGATGAAATTTGTATGACCATATCCAATCGTTGGAGCGTCTGTGTAGCTCCATCGAGCGATGGATTTGAGCAAGTATCATTTGTAAATGGTATATGTACGACAAAGGGTGGTACGCACGTGGATCACGTTGTTGGAATTATATCGAATGCAATCATTGACGAACTGGCTAAAAAAATAAAACTCAAACCCCAACAAGTCAAGAATTGCTTTTCTATTTTCGTAAAAGCGACACTTGTTAACCCGAGTTTCAGTAGCCAAGTCAAATCCGAGTGTACTTCGAAATCACAAAGTTTTGGAAGCAAATTCGAACCACCCAAATCATTTATTAAAAATATACTCAAAACGAGTGTACAAACAGAACTCCTAGAATTATCCAAATTCAAGGAAATGAAAGAACTCAAAAAGACGGATGGAACCCGCAAATCCAAAATAACGGGCATCCCCAAATTAGATGACGCAAATAAAGCGGGTACAAGTAGTTCTGGAAAATGCACACTAATCATAACAGAGGGAGATTCGGCCAAAACACTCGCTGTCGCGGGACTTTCTGTTGTTGGGAGAGACTATTATGGAGTATTCCCTCTTAGAGGAAAGCCAAAAAATGTTCGTGATGCGAGTGTTAAGCAACTAACAGAAAACAAGGAATTCAGTGATTTAAAAAAGATTCTTGGTCTTCAACAAGATAAAATATACACATCTCTCAGTGAACTCAGATATGGGAGACTTATGATTATGACAGACGCCGACGCGGATGGGTCGCATATCAAGGGTCTAATCTTAAACATGATTCATTATTTCTGGCCAAGTCTACTCAAATTAAATTTTGTTGTGAGTATGGTCACACCCATAATCAAGGTATCCAAGGGATCCCAGACTATTTCATTCTACACAGATTCAACGTTTAGACATTGGTATGGTAGCGGAAAACCTGGGTGGAAAGTCAAATATTACAAAGGTCTTGGTACATCCACTTCAGCAGAAGCTAGGGAATATTTCAGAAAAATACAAGATCTCACCGTAAAATTTGACGTCGATTCTGAAACGGATGAATCTATGCTACTAGCCTTCCACAAAACAAAGGCAGATTATAGAAAGGCGTGGCTTGTTGAAAGCTCCGAGAAACCATCCTCAGAATTAGAGGTACCCTATGGAAATATAGGTCAGCTTGATATCACATCATTTATTCATAAGGATCTCGTAAATTTCAGCTTAGCAGATTTAAAACGGTCTATCGCACACGTATCAGACGGTCTAAAACCGTCGCAACGAAAGATCCTATACGCATGCTTCTCTAGAAATTTAACGAACGAAATGAAAGTTGCACAATTGGCGGCATATGTTTCTGAAAAAACAAGTTACCATCACGGAGAAGTGTCGTTGGCTGATACAATCGTAAAACTAGCAAATGATTACGTTGGATCAAATAATATAAATCTTTTAGAACCCATTGGACAATTTGGTACGAGACTCATGGGAGGAAAGGATGCGAGTCAAACGAGATATATTTTTACGAGGCTGTCTAGAAATACAAGATCTCTATTTGATGTGCGAGATGACCCCATATTAAATTACCTCGATGACGATGGAAAACCTATAGAACCAGATTTTTATGTACCAGTTATTCCAACTGTATTGGTAAATGGGACTGAAGGCATAGGTACGGGGTTTAGTAGCTATGTACCCCCATTTAACCCGAAAGATATATGCAACAACATAGAGCGAATTCTGTCGAAAAGGCCCATCATCCCAATGACGCCATGGTTCAAAAATTTTAAAGGTCGAGTTTTTACAAATAACGCGGGTATATGGATAACAGAAGGGGTGTGGAAAAAAATGCATAATAAATTAATCATCACGGAACTACCTCCAGGACATTGGACGCAGAATTACAAAGAATATCTAGATACGCTCGTCGAAGAGAAAATCATCAAAGAATACACAAATAACAGCACAACTGATGAAGTTCATTTTGAGATAATGGGATATACAGGTAAAGACGCCGATGTAGTCAAAACATTCCGACTTCAAAAATCGGTCCACATAACCAATATGCATTTATTTCACCCAAAAAAGGGGATTCATAAATATACCAGTCCCGAAGAGATCTTAATAGATTTCGTAGAGATACGTTTACTTACATACAAAAAAAGGAAATTACATTTATTGCAAGTACTTGAACAGCGAGCACTTAAAAGTGATAATATGTCTAAATTTGTTGATATGGTTATTAATGAGCGTCTCATCGTTTTCAAAAGAAAGAGAAATGAATTAGAAAGTGAGATGACTCGATATTTTCATCGAATTGATAATTCGTATGATTATCTCCTCAATATAAAAACATACCAGTACACACACGAGGCTGTGCAGTCTCTCAGGGAAGAAACTGCAAAAACGAAGATTGAGCTCGAAAAAATGAAAAATACAACACATTTAGAAATGTGGAAAACAGATTTAAAAATTTGTAATTAATAAGTAGTATGTGTGATATAGAAGGCTCGAATACGGGCGCACTCCTATCCCTTAACGCTATAGGAAAGCAAGATACTTACCTATTACACGACGACCCAGAACACTCGCAATTTAGATATGAAAATAAAAGACATTCTGATTTTATTAAATATCACAGAAAACGAAACATATCCAAACCAGGATCAGCTGACATAAATTGGCCATTTAATGAAACCATTAAAGTTACGTATAATCCTCGAAATATGGGAGATCTCCTCAGTAATCTTTACGTAAGCTTTGAATTACCACCCGTAACAGACACGGGATATAACTATGCTGATCAAGTGGGAAGACTTATATTCAAGTCTGTAAAAATGAGAGTTGATGAATTGGTCGTTGAAACGTATCATAACGATTGGGGTATTATATACGATCAACTCTACCTAGATGCATCTGAAAAACGAACAAAAAGATACACTGTAAATAGAAACCTCGCGGAAGGGACATCGGTACCCGAAATTGGTGGTAACGACAACAAACTCCTCGCTGGATATACATCAAAAGTGTTCATACCAATCCCATTTTTCTTTTCACGGAAATATGAAGGCGATGAGTACGAAACCAATAACCCAAACCGCCCATATTTCCCATTGTGTGCGATACATAAACAAAAGATAGAATTTGAATTCGAATTTCACCCCACGTCATTTTTTACTGATTATTCCTCACTCACACTCGATAAATTCGATGTCATTACGGAAGAAATAACATTAGATACAAGTGAACGATTGTATTTCATGAACCAAAAAACATCCCTCATGACTGATATCGTTAAAAAACATCCATCTATGGAAACTACTGCAAATAAAGACACCATAAAAATGGAACTAGTTCCAAATATACCTGTAAAAACCTTATTTTGGTTTTTTAGAGATAAATCTTATGAAGATGAAACGGTCGCACGAGGTACACTTTCTTCAGACAACAGATTATACCATTTCCACAATAGATTCAATTTTTCTGCGAGTACACAGTGGACATTTTCCAATTCGTTCTTCAATCCCATATTAGACGAAGCCAAAATATATATAAATGGACAAGCATTACCTAATATTACAAAGGCCGACCATACATATTTTAAATACATAGTCCCCTTTACGAATAGACTATCTAGACCAGAACGAAATATTTATACGTACAGCTTCTCGATGAATCCAGTTAATGTGGAACCTTCGGGAAGTCTTGATTTTAGTCAGCTACAATCGAGTAAAACTGTATTGGATGTAAAGTTAAAAAGTGCGGCTCTTACGAGTGATCGGGTGTACAGTCTGCACGCATACTATGTGGGATACCAAACGTTTTCATTTGAAAATGGATTTATGTCTCTTGCTTATTAAATAATTGATTGCGATGATCTTGGATATACTCGATTATATTATTTTTAATACACCATCTTATGAAATTTAACTGCGCAACAGTCGTATTAATCTCATCAGATGTACCCGGGATATTATATGTAATTTTCTGAGATCTGCAAAATGGATCGAAAAGTTTTTTTGAATAGCCATCGAGTGTGGATTTATACTGACAATGAACACTAAAATATTTTCCATCCCTCGTTTTATAACTCAAATTTGTTTTTTTTGAATAATTTGTGATAAACCATTCTAGATTTCTAAGAGAAATACCTCGAGTCTTGTTCAAAATTTGTAAAAGTGTAGCTCTATTCTCTGGGGTTTCATAAAAATGATCGATTGATGTTAAAAGAATATCTGATTTGTTCATTATTAATGAATAAATGCAATTCTCTAAACCCCTTTTAAATAATCACGCAATTGGCCACCGTAAAGACCGCTTGGATTCTGAAATAGTGTCACCTGTATATACAACACTTCTAGCCATTAAATAAAAAAATGGCTCATAATGTTCGAATAAGAGTCTCATCCCCCCGACCATCATGATATTTCCATCTAAAGACCCATCCATATAATTGATATTTGAATCCCTGCACATATGTTCATAATTCTGGCCCCATTTAAAAATCTCATTGCTACAATTAATAATTGTGTCATTTTCATCTGACCACGCAACGATGTGTCTAAAATCCGCCCTCGAATTATCGAATAATATAATAGTTCTGGGTCTATCCATATTCAAGATCATATCAGCCACACATTCATAATTAATAGCTTGAGACAAGTTTGGCGAAAATGTAAACATTGGATCTTTATCGTATACATGAAGCTTGGTAGCTCTTTGAATTTTATTCGCTATAGAAAAAATTTTCGGATGGGACACACTACCAATTAAAGCGTACGACGACATATCTATTACTATATTTCAGTTGCAACAGCTACTTAGGTGTTGTATAATTCTTATGACGTTCTTCCCAAAACTTTTTTACCATAAGTTCATTATATTCCTTCTGCCTAATTGGGTATAACATATCCCCTTGCCATCCCATTTTAGATATATTTGATTCATAACACCATGGATATATTTTTTCATCGTATCCTATGAAATTAATTGCTTTTACACCCGATTTCATACAATCTACACATGTGTGAAAATTATCGTCTATCAAAACATTTATTGCCAAACTCCGACATATATCTGCCTTGGATATCTCATCTTTTGTATAACTGTCCGTTAAAATTACGTCGCTAAATACATTTGGAAAATGGTGACTAAGCCAATACTCGGTTTTCTCTCTAGAAAAATTCTGACGACCACTAAGTGCGTATATCTTAGGAGAAGAACGTTTCATACGATACATAGCATCCCGAGAATATGGTATTGGTTCCAAATTAATAAACTCTTTCGTGTTATAAAATGTTTCTACCATATCACGGGATTCCTCTTCTGAAATATTAAACATTTCTCTATAAACATATTCATATTTAGGCTGAGTTGGCATTTTTAATCCACGCCACCTGGCCATTGGTTTAACAAATGGAACGAGCACTTCATCTATATCTATAGCAATTCGATGGTTCATTACTTTTTTATAACAAATTATTCATAGTCTCTAATCGCAACACCCACGGGAAATCTGGGTACGCCAATATCTGTGAGGTTTTGAAACCGAACAGTGAGCATTTTTCCAATATATACATCTCTGTTTGTATACATATATTCTCTGTTTTCGATAGTACCTTCAGGTCTGGCCGTAAATTCGTTTCCATCTTCGGTCTTACACAACCACACAACGGCATTGGCGTCTCTCCCATGACCAGTCTTTGCGCCAATAATCTCGTATTCCTCTGTTTGAAACGTCTTAAATTTAAGAAGATAATTACTTCGTGCTCCAACTTCGTAAATACTCTTACGGTCTCTGATCATGATTCCTTCGTATCCCATCTCTACAAATTTGTCATGGAGTTTCGAAACATCGGACTTATTATTCACGGACATCGTCTCCACAACATGGCATCCCCGACGAGGGATATTAATTTTTTCAATACGTTCTTCAAATGTTAAATCCGGTTTATTGATATCGAAATAATCAAAAATATGAAATTCGAGATCTTCTGGATTCGTTTTAAACATACTCGTGATCTCTTCAAAAGTCTTGTTTGGGGCATAGCATTCACCGTCCAAATACTCACCAGGTTTGAGACTTTGTGAAAGATGGTCAACTCCCTTCACGGGCTTACCTGTTCTTGAAAAACACCCCGCACTGGATACAAGTAAACGAATACCATCCAATTTAGGTTGAACATAAAAGGGTGTTGATATATACTTTTTTCGATCATCCCATTTATTTGCAAGCATTGGAAGAATGGCGGTCGCCTTTGTTTTTTGATTTTTCCACATAGTTTTGGCTCGTTTCGTGGCACTCTCGTAGCCGAGAGGTACCTGTGTCGTAGAAATGGATTCTTTCCCACCAACAATACCCGTTGTTTTCAGGATACACCAACACCCATCAATTTCTTCGACTCGAATATCGAGAAAACGATCTCTGCCGCTTTTATCTTTTGTAAAAATTGTTTCCATTATAATAAGAGCGGATGATTCCGGTTGTAAATTATGAAAGGTTGGAAAGACTTAGGCCTCCACAAGACACCATAATTCCATTCGATGCAAATACGTTATGTATTTTGATAATATTGATATGTATGTTAGTGCTATATAAACGATATATAGGTGTCATTCAATCGCATGAACGACGTTATACTTAATACACTCACTTGGACTCAAATAAATATCTCGTTTCATCAGTCTCTTAAACATCTTACTAGGAATGTTCGCTTTTTCCTCGTATGTTTCGGTGAGCATACCCATAATTTTATCACACCATTTCATTTCATCGCGAACTTCTTCATATTTACCCCAAAATGCACCGGTCGATATTTGATGAATAAGAACGTGTGCATTTCTTCCAATACGTCGTTCACTCCCACCCAATAATATAAATGTACCAGCGCTCGAACACGTACCTTGTGCTATCGTAGTCACCTTTACTCTAGATTTTTCGAGTATATTCATGGCGCTCAAACCAGCGAAAAGGTCTCCCCCCTCCGTACAAATATGGATACGGATATTTGGTTCATACCCCACATACTCAGCGGTCTTTTTAAGAAGATCTATCTCGAGCTTCTTAAATTCCTCTATAAAATCCAAAATATCTTCATTCGTGATTGGACCAAAATAAAACATCTCATTCCCCGTGACGCGTGTGATCTTAAAATCCTCATCCTCGTCTTTACTACAACACGGGGGTGGTGAAAGTATGTTCATTACTAATTATAAGCTAATTATCTTTATTTTACTTAACATTAATTCAGTTATTTTTCGATATCTTCTAATTTGTCTATCCTAATAGCCCACTCGGATTCCTCTTTGAACTTTTTATAATCTATTTCCTTTACATTAAACCGTTCCATGATATATTTTTTTAAAGGGTTGATATTTTTTGGACTCTTTTTATTTGGTCGTTTCGATAATTTCTTAAAATATGGATTATTATTCGCAAAAACACCCAACGCATGCATACTTTATATATATAGTTATTTTATTTATTATCATCTAAATAAGTTCTAAATTTTTTCTTAATATTGGAAACTTCCCTCTGTTTCAGCTTATTGCATAATGCGAGATGATTGATTACATCGAAATCCGAAGGTATCAAATTATATTCCGCCAATTTACCAACATCTCCGTTTTGTGCGTATACTCTTAGAAGTGCTAAATGTTGATGGTCCATCTTAGAAGTAAACGATCGTCCTTGTATACTCCGTAACTTCTGAAGTCGCATTTTATAATTTCCATATTTAGACCACGCACTACCCGGTCGCAGTTTTTCTGGAACTAATGGTTCCCCCAAAGTATATTTTGGAATAGAAACCGCACACACTATAAAATAATACATTAATTCCCACGATCCTTTATAAATCCCTCCATCGAACACATCGGCATCGACTAAAGATCTAGCCGCGCGTTCCATATCCACACCAACTGAATTGGGATAATTTTCGTGAACAGCGCCCCAAACATGACCATGTTCTTGTATTTCATCACGTGAATAGGATATAGATGGTTCACATAGTATTTGTTCTATATACTGTTTGGGTGTCAAAAACGCATCCTTATCCGAAGAACCTTGTATATAATCTAAAAAATTTCGTATATTTCCATCCGAGCGACATATACACTCGTGTACATGAACAGAATCCTCTTCAGCTAATTTAAGTAATTGTTCGGTGGTGGGTTTGGGTAAAAAAATAGTTTCAAAATTTGGTAATATATGAAAACTCGAAGACGTAACCACGAATGACCCTTTTGACGGAGGTTTTCCATCTGACGCCCTCTCTACTATACCTCTATATGCATACATTTCATTCTCGTAATCTTCTATATACGTGTGCAAATTAGACCGAACCAAATTACCCAAGAATATATCTTTTTTTTGTAAAATCTCTTCTCCTATTTCTACACTATTCGAATCATTTAACACACTTTGTATTAAAGTCGTTTTACCATATCCAGGCTTACCACATATAAACACATTCTTATTATCCTCTATATATTGTTTTAAAAGTTTATACTCTTTTTCGTGGATTGGTGTTTTATTATTCGACTTTTTTTGTTGTTTTATTTTAACAAAACAATCCATGGATGATCTTACTACACAGGCGATAGATATTGTTTTAAAAAATGACGCACTTCAAGATAAGATTATAGAACCCTTAAAAAGGAAATTCTTCCCTTATCTAATGTGCTTCACTCTCTTTAACCTTGCTATATTTATAATGATTGCACAATTAACAAACCAGTTATCCGCCATTTTATAGTTTAAATTTTCTACGTATATATAAATGGATAATATTATATTTTATATACATTTATTCTTCTTCGTGTCCATATTTGTCATACCGTTTACAAATAATACACAAAATCTGGAATTTTATTCCTTATTGGTGCCATTCCTGTTTTTTCACTGGTCTGTCAACGACGACACGTGTGCGCTCACACAGGCTGAAATGTTGATTACGGGGCAGAAAAAGGAAGAAACATTCGTCGGTAGAGTCGTTGGTCCAATATACAAAATGGACGACACGGACGCAAATAATCTCGTTAAAACTGCATTCTTTAGTTTATGGATGTTCGTACAAATCAGGCTTGGTAGACTAGATTTAGAACCTTTCAAACAATTGATAAAACGTAATTAAAATC